GCTGTATGTTAGCAGTCATGTCATTCAACGAAGTGTTGATGCCTGCGAATGCTTTTTGCATGTCTGCCAGTGCGCCTGTGCTGGTAGCACTCAGCTGATTCATAGAATCTAGATTTTGCATGATACCATCTAGAGAATTGGCTATAACAGCTTGAACATTATATGACGATCCAGTTCCCGCAGCAGTTACGCTTGCTTCTAGTTGTAGATATTGCTGTAAATTGACCGCGATAGAATACAAAGAACCAGCAATAGAACTAAGCTGGAGAGTATAATTTGGAAGGCCAACCCCGGCGGCCGTGCCAGCACTGAGTGGTACGCTTTGAATATTAGTTGCATCAAACGCAGGAGGTACTGTTGGTGGTACATAGACTGGTGGAACGGCTGGCATATTTTATCTCCTTATATCACTAGATTAGTAGTACTCTGAAGATATTGATCTGCGAATGATTTATCGCTGTGTACTATCATAGCCACGGCAGTTTTTAGTAATGGGATTTCCTTGTCAGGAGATACTGTAAACAGATAGGGCATCAATCCTGGTCCTTTCTGTCCCATACCAATAACCATAGGCTTGGTCAGCTTGTAGGCTGTGGGCGTTTCTTCTGACAGTCTCGCGATCAATTCTTCTCCGCTGGTCAGCTTGAGCGTGATCACTTCGCCAGCTGATATTCCTTTATCAATTAACATTTGTAAACCTTTTCTTGAGTTCTGTGAAACCGCCTACCAATTCTCCGTCTAGGAAAATCTGCGGTACTGTACGTGCTCCAGGAACAGCTTCTAGCAGTTGCTCTTTGGTCCACTCTTTCTGTATATTTCTTTCTTCAAATTCAATGTTCTTCATCTTGAGCAGGTTTTTGGCCTGATCACAAAATGGACATTGATCCTTGCTCCAAACGATAGCTTTCATCTCTTTCCTTATAAAACTGGTAGCTCATCATAATTTATCTGATCACTCATCACACCAATGACATAATTGGTCGATTCGTTTTCCTGTAGAGCTGTCTGTTTCTTGTGCGTGTCGCTATGCTTGTTGAACCAAGGAATAGGCGTAGTCTTTGGAGCAGGTTGATTGTATTTGATGCCGATTTCTTTTAGCGTGTTGGCTGCTGTATAATCCATGAAGTCTTTTAGGATGTTGGCATTTAGTCCAATAACTGGTCCTTTTTGGAATAGATAGTCTGCCCAATTTTTTTCTTCTTGGATCACATCCATGTACAATTTGTACACTTCGTCAACGCATTCGTTTTTGGCTTCTAGGAAACGTGGATCATCCTTTACTACCTGATTGATGATATAAGCAGTCCAATCTCTATGTAGGATCTCATCCTGTAGGATCAGGCTAATGATATTGCCATTACCGATAAAAATCTTATTCTCTACCATAGCCAAGCTGGTGGCAAATGACACCATGAAACGCAGACCTTCTAGAGCATAGCTGGCATGTAGTGCCATCCAGATAGCACGGATGTATTCTTTTTCAGGAATAGTTTCACCCATTTCTGCTTTACAGTTGATTTCATGTAGCTCATCATAGTACTTGCCAACAGCAGCAGCCATGCCGATGATCTCATTAGTGTCGTGAATAGTGTTGAACACATCTTTAGGCACGTTGTAGATATTACGGATGATGTGGCTGTAGCTCTTTGAATGTAGATTAGTTTCAAAGAATCCCCAAAGCAAACACAATGCTTCCATCTCCGGCACACTTACCACAGGCGTAAAGATCTGCGTTGGTCCACGACCTTGGATACTGTCTAATGCTGTCTGTCTTAATAGGTTGCTGGTAAAGATATGTTTGACAGTGTCGCTAGCATCTTTGAAATCGCTAGCATCTTTAGTCAATGAAATTTCTTCCGGAACCCAAAAGAAACCACGTGCTGTTTCTTCGAACTTGGCTACCTTGGGGTAACGGAATTCTTCAAAACGCTGTATGGTAACAGGACCCTGTGGATCCAAAAACATTTGACGTTTCAAATAGTCTGTCTTTGTGTTTAAGTTATATTGAGCTTTGCTCATAGTTTACATGCCTCACAATCTTCTTCGTCTAATTCGTATATGTTATGACCATTAGTTTCGATATGGAAACCGTTGATCTGTGGTTCTTCAAATTCTTTCTTGGCACCTGCTTTGTTGATTAGACTGTAATAGAAAGTCTTCAATCCCCATAGGTGTGCCTGCATCAAATTCTTGGCTATCAACGTTGTAGGTACTTTACGATCTGCGTAGTGAGCAGGGTTATAGAAAGTATTAGTACTGATGCTCTGATCCACGTAAGCAGCAAGAACAGCCGCAGTTTTAAGATATCCAACACAGTCTTTCTGCTCCCACATCAATTGGTATTTGTTTTTAAGTTTAGCGTATTCTGGTACTACCTGTGTGAATGATCCTGCTTTAGATTCTTTCACACTGATAAGACTCATCGGAAGCTCAATACCATTGGTAGAATTAATAACCACGCTACTGCTTTCCACAGGAGCGATAGCCATAAGAGTCGCATTTCTAACACCATGGATCTTCATTTCCTCTCTTAGTGATTCCCAGTCTAGTTCTGGTCGGAAGTCAGCTAGTTGATTTACGCCCTTGGCACGATGTTCCCATGGAAACTCTCCCTTGCCGTATCGTGTATGTGCGCTATGCAGACAAGGTCCACGCTCTCGGGCAAGTTCAACTGTAGCTTCTGTTAAGTAGTAGGCCTGATGTTCCATCCAAGACTTAACATCTTGTAGGGCATCTTTGTCGCCATACTTCAAACCACGCTTGGCATGCCAGTAGGCAAGATTAGTAACACCAATGCCTAGTGGCTGGATCTCGTCATTGCTTAGTTTGCTTTGTATGCTTAGGAAATCTTGGTAATCAAGTATGTTACATAGACTGCGCTGTAAAATGCGGCAAGCACGGCGCATATCTTCTGGATTACGGAATGCTCCCCAGTTGATACTGCCCAACGTACATAGAGCGATGCGGCCGTCAGCGTCATCGAGACGTTTAAAAGGTTTAGTAGGTAATAGTATTTCACAGCATAAGTTACTTTGATAGATAGTGTCATACTCAGGATCAAACGGTCCTTGATTCTGAACATTGTCGATGAACACTAGATAGATGCGTCCAGTGTCTGTGCGCTCTTTAAGTATTCCTCCCTTGAATACATCTTCCGCATTCATGGTCTTCTTTCGCAGATCCTTGCGCTTCTCATACTTTACATATAGTTCTTCAAACA